GTCTAGCGGTATCTTAATTGAGTTCTTATCCTTCGCTTGCCATCCCATGTTTGTCCACATATCGAACATTTGGGTCTCGTCAAAATAGAGTGTTGTCTGTGGGTGCTTCGCCAACGCTCGTTCAAGGAACTGAGATACATAATCCATTCTCAAAAACATCTCAACAGATGAGTTTACAACTGCTCTTACTTTTCCAGGTTCGGCTTTTGGTATTGCTACATTGTACTGAGCTAATTCAGCGGGATTCTTTGTCATTAAAATATGCATTACCTCTTCTTTCGATAACGCTAACCCCGTTCTACTCTTAGTCTTCTTTGCCTTTTTGTATTTTCCTGTCTTTACATCCAAAGCGTAAACAGCATTATTGTGATGGTCAAACTGACTCATACTTGATCCGGCACTCATCCAGATACTTGGGTCACTCGCATACTCCTCAATTGTCATCGCATTCTCAATACCCTTATCTATTGATGGCGCCAATTCGTATACATCCGTCATACCCTCACTTAAAGTATCTAAAAAGTACATTTCGTCCATTTCTCCGGTTGTAGGATTAGGCATTTCGTGCATCTTATCACCTGTTACCCAATCTACTATATCTGGTCTAAATACTGACATCTCTGGTATTTCTAAATATCCACCTAAATTCTCCCAGTTCACTAACATCTTCCAATAACCAGGAAACGATATATCTCCATGCTTTTTCGCTACGTCCGAAAGTTCTTTTAACACACCTCTTAAGCCCTTTTCTGTCTTCTGTTCCCAAGCACCAATATTCTTCAGTACTCTGTAAATTTCATTTTTATATTCTACAGGCAATATTTCATATGCTAAACTCAGTCCTCTACCCCACCTCGGGCCGTAGTCGCTGAAAGATACGTTTGTATTAGGTATTTTCTTATCATAATTCCAAGTTTTAAATCTTAACCTCTTTTCTTCCTCGACACTCAATCTTAACTCAAATCTATTCTTAAACTCTACTCTATCTTCTATTTCCTTTAAATTTTCTTCTTTTCTAACTGATTTTGGTACGATTACTTCCTCCTCTTCCTCCAAGGCGTTTAACCTTCCCATCTCAACTAAATCAACCATCGCTTTTCGGGCCGAGACTTCGTTAGGTAGGATTCCTTCTAATAAATCCCACTTCACTATCTTCTCCCAATCATCAATACTTGATACCCCCATCCACTGAGCTAGTCTTAAAGACGCCTTCAGTTCTTTTGGAATGGTGTAGTTTTCTGGTTCTTTAGAACTACGAACCTTTAGTCCCCCGAAGAGGCGCCGCCTAGACCGAAGTCGTCGTAGACTTCTGCATCTGTAACAGCGCTTTCATCATATGTGAAGTCAAGCTGAGCAGGTGTGTTACCACCCACATACACTTGTGGTGTACCTATCACTTCTTTCTTACTTTGTGCCAGTTCGGTTAATCCTGTTGCTACTCCTGACACTAACATTATATCACACCCTTCTCTATTTGGCGTGTTCCGCGATATTCCTAACATTGATGTATCTGCGACACTTGGCATAATGTACTCATTCAACTGTGCATCCGGCGCAACAGCCCTTACTAAATCTATAAAATCGGCATTCGGTGTATCATCATTTGCAGTTTGTCCGAAAGTTAATATGCCGAACGTTCTCGGCTCTGCTGTTGCTAATCTTTTTAATAAATGGTTATTTGCTGGGAGGTAAGGAGTTCTTAACGCTTGAGTTAACGAAAACGCCGACGGGGGCATCTCCACCTCTTCACCTCTATTATTTAATGTAATTTCCGATAAATTTGGTTCATTAAAATATTCATTATTGTCTTTTCGTACTTGTGGCCATCGTGTTTTTCCGACCGTTAACATTGTTATTGGGTGTATATTACAATCTTCCATCCCAATTTCCATTGTACTTCTTGTATTTGGAACCCCTCTCACTATTCCAATCGGGACCAATCCTTGTTGAACGAGTGTAGGCGCAGCAGCACCATTTGCTCCTGCTGCGAACATTAATTGTCTAAGATTTGATTCTATCTTTATACCTACTGTTGGTGTGTTCTTCGTTCTGAATGTAGTTGATCTAACTAGGATTGCATCATTCACTTGATAGTGAGCAGGTCCTGGACCAGGTGTTCCTTCTGTTCTGTAAAGATTTATTTTCTGCGTCTTAGCGCTAGAACCTTCAACCGTTGATTCTGTATTAGTATCTGTTATAAGCACATTTTCTAATGGTGCACCGGATTTGATATTCCTTAATACTGGTGCTATTCTACTAA